TAGTGATTTTATTGGATGTTGTTTTTGATAATTTTTTATTGTTAGTAGTTTTTGTAACTTTTTTTGTTTTATCACTACCTTTTAAAAATTTACTAATTTTAGAACCTGTTTTTCCTGCAAGGTTTAAAGCTCTGCCAATAGGAAGCATAGTTAAAGGAGATAAAACTGTAGAATAAGTATCTGATCTTTTTTTCTTTAATTCTTCAACAGATATGCCTTGTTTTTTAGCGTCTGACTTTAATCTTTCTCCACGCTTTTTAATTAACTCATTTCTGTATTGTTTTGTGGTTTTGTTTGTAGCCTTGGGATTTGTGGTTGTTTTAAGCTCCGTAAAATGTGTCATAAGGTACAAATCTAGCAGACGCACTTTCTGTGTCTTCCCCTGCTGCTAGTTCAAACTGGAATTCATATTCCTGTTTAAGGGGTACAACTCTATTTGCAACTTCTGGTCTTTTCATAGCTATGTAATAAGCTAAACCAGAAACAAGACAAGGCACAAATCTAGGTGGCACAAATGATGTTGTTGTTCCATCTATACCAGATGATATGCCGTCTATCCCTGCTATCCTATAATAAGATAAAGTATATGTATCAGAACTGTCGGGAACAGGCCATAATGTAGCAGTTGTTGATCCCGCTAGTCTTTGTATAAATATTTGTGTGGGTTTGCCTGTGGAATTTTTGGCAGATTGTTGTGCATATGTTGAAACGCTAACCCTTGTTAGATTGGTGTCAACTTGATTGACCCCTGTACCAGTTCTTATTTGATGCTCAACCAAATCAACTGTATCTGTTGGCAATGTATATGTTGCTGTACCAGATGTTAATGCTTGAGTACCTGCCTCTATAGTCCAAAGGTTTAAGCCTCTGTTCTGCCATTCCATAGTTAATATATTAAAGCTGCGTCTTGCGTTTCTTAAATCATTACCAGTTCTAAGCTCTAATCCTGCTCTTTGGTAAGCTTCCTCAAACAAATCAGGTATGTCTGGTACTACTACTGCCATTTATGTGACCTTTCTATAATTTTTCGTCTTTCGTGCAACCTTCTTGGGTTGTTTAGCCACTTGTTTACCTGCTCTAATTGCTTTTCGTTTAAGAGCCGTAGAGGCTGCGTATTCAGAGGGCGATAGAGCTTTAATTGCTTTCGCAGGTAAGTAACGCTCACCGGTTGCTTTTGGCCCTTGTGTACTAGGTTTGCCGCTCTTGGTTCGCCATTTTTGTTTTGTCCATGCACGAAGTGACCTCTGTGATTTTTTTAAACCAGACATTACTTTCTACTCATCCATGCCGTTGTACCCATGTATGCTCCCACTATACCAGCACCAGACAAATAAAACAAATTACTTATATCAGATAAAGCCTTAACTCTTTCCAAGTCTACGAAAAACATAGCAACTGTAAATATACCCATAGATATTAAAGTATATCTAGCCATTCTAAGTTGAGCTAAATGTTTCCTTAACTCGTCTTCTGTTTTTTTAATTTCTTTAACATGAGACAGCTCTTCGTCTGTTACAATGCCGTCACCATCTTCATCATATTCTTCATATATACTATTTTTTTGTAATTTTTTCATAAGCGGTTTTAATCTCCTCTATTGTTCTTTTACAACCAATACAAGTTTTATTATCATCTAACTTACAAACACCAATACACGGACTCATTTTGCAATGCTCCTTAAACTTTCCATAACTTTATCTATTGATGGCTCCTGACCATTAGGATTAAAGACACATTGATAATTGCGTGGGCATCCTACATGAATATCAGTGAACTCTAATTCATATGTCTTTTGTGCGCCAACATAAATGCAAGCCATTTTATCTTTAAATACTTTTTGTTTTTTTAATCTGCAGGTAGTCATTTTGGGAACAGTTAAAGTTCCATTTCTTATCTTTTGATCTCTTGTGTAATCTTTCGCATAAACTTTTACACCTGCAACCGTCAAACCGATAATCAAACCAATGATTATAAACCCATAGCCAACCCATTTAATAACCTCTAATATCTCGTCTTGTTTTCTTTTTGCTTCTATCTTGGCTTTTCTTTGAGCCTCTTTAGCTTTTGCTATTCTGTCAGCTCTTTCAGCAATAATCTGATCCCATGCTTGAGGTCCAAATCTTAAATTAATAATTTGTTTTAGCTCTTGTCGCTTTTCTTCTAAAAGTTTTCTATCTATGTAATCTGTAGCACTTGATTCAACTGAACCAAATTGCTCCATAATAGACATACCTTTCCCTTGCCCCTTATTCATCTGCTCTTCGCCAAGAAAGAAGCCGTCTATTTGTTTAGCGCCATCATCTGTGCTTTTCTAGCAGACCATTGACCGGGTCTACCACCCTTGCCACCTGCCTTTATTCTATTAAATATTCTTTTTCTTAGTCCGGGTTTTGTATAATTTCCCGCTTCATTAACTCTGCTTTTTTTAATTCTGCCACCGGCTTTCATACCAGAGCCATCATCTATATTTTTTGCTTTACGAAGTATGGCTAAATCAACTGCATCACTACCAGATGTTAAAAAGCCACCACTATTTAATCTTGTAACTTTCATCAGGATCTCCTATTTACTTTTTTAGCCTTCTTTGTTCTTGGAAAAGATCTATTAACTGACGCAGATTTTACTGTAAGATTTTTCTTTTTGTTATCTTTGGGATTACCATTCTTGTGGGCAACATCTTTCCCATCACCCTTCTTCACTTTACCAGCAGCATTCATAACTGACCTAGCTGTATTTCTACTAGCTCGTCTTTTTTTTTGCTCTGTTTTTTTGTGGTAATTATCATACTCCCCACGATAGTTACGATTGGGCATTTTGCAATTCCTCTAATTCTTTAACCCACTCATAACCAAATTTGCTTTCCCATACATGATCTGTAATAATCATTGCACAAGCTTTACAAGTTGTAGAATTTTCAGCTTTTTCATCTAAGGCAGTTTTGCATTTTGGGCAAACAATATCGATCATTATTTTGCCCTAGTCTTTCCTTTCATAGCGCAACCATCTATAGCTCTTTTTCTTTTAACAGGTCCCCCAGCAAACAATCTTTGCATCTCTGTCATTTTATTGGATGCCAGTGGTGTCATTTGGTTTGCGCCCTGCATAGCCATTGCTCTTTTCTTTGCCTCTTCTCTTTTGTCCATTGCCAAAGAACCTATAGGACTAAGACCTGTCTTTCCTAAAGCAGATGCTAATTTACTCATTGGGCCTTTGCCCTTCATGATACTGTAAGCTGGAGAAAAAGTTTCTAACATTTTACCTATATTCTTTTTTTGAACAGGTTTCTTTTTCATGTTATTTTTTGCCTTTCATAGATCCGCCATAGCGTTTTTTTATAGGAACATTACGTCTTTTATCGCCTGTTTTAACATTACCAGCGCCTGCTGATGGAGCAACTCTCTTAGGAACTACAGGGCCTTTCTTTCTTGTCTTGCCTTGTTGAAAGTTCATGTAATCACGAAGACTTAAACCTGATTTCTTTAACTGCTCTTTTGTAACTATTGGCCCCTTTTTAGGCTTTGCCTTTTTAACTATTCTAGGATCTACAGTAGCATTTGCTTTCTTGCCTATAAATTTTGTAGATTCTTTTTGGGATTTAATTAAAGTATCCTTCTTAGTTTTTTTGGCATCAGCTAATTTTCTAATCGGACTCTTTTTATTTTCAGGAACTTTTTTCTTAGAACCAGTAAAAAAACTTTTAATTCCAGCAACTAAATCGTCACCTATTTTCTTCTTTTTAAGATTCTTTGGTCTTGGTTTTGGTAATGCCATTTTGTTTCCTTTCATTTGACTTTTCATTGAAGCTCTAGATATCATTTACTTTAACATCGATAATAATTCTGTTATCGCTCCTGTATTAGAAACAGCAATAACAGTTAAAGCACCCACAAGCATCCACTTAGCTTGGAAAACAGCTTTTTTAAGATCTGTCATATCTGACCTTAACTCATCAACATGTTTTACTAAGTAATCTTGTTTAGATTTCCACTCAGCAAACTCTATTTGCAAAGATTGAACATTTTTTTCCATTAACATTTCCACCTTCTTCTGGCTTGACGCAATCGACTATTAGGATTCTTTGCAGCTTTTGGAAACTTTTTCATTTGACCCGCAGATCTAGCGCAATATGATTTACGTCTAGCTGCTCTAGCTTTACTTGGTTTGCTTTCGGTTACTGCTGTTTTTAGTTTAGATCCGGGATTGTCTCTACGATATTTAGCTACACCTTTGGCAGTCATACCCGCACCAGATTTTGTTGGGCGTTTATGACCACCAGATATAGTGTGACCTTTCATAGTGCCTTTTTTCTTATTAACAGGCATTATGACAAGAACAAAGTTAGTTTATTCCCAGACCCTGTAAATGCATGAATATAAGCTCCATTCTCAGCCAATATTCCTTGATCTGGTATGTTCAAAGTGTGCAATCCGGCAGGAAAGCTTTGAACTAACAAGTCTGCTCCGCCTGATCCATCTTTAATAGTAAATGCACCTGCGGCGTTACCAAATATAACAACCTGTCTTATTCTAGATCTTTGAGGACCTAGAACAGCCGCAGCGTCACCC